TTATATGGGAGGAAACATGATTAAAAAACTTTGGAAAAAAATCAAAGGTTGGTTTTTTGGAATAAAAGACTAATGAACTTAGCAGATTTGTTAAAGAAAAATATTGTTATGGTACCGGTGGTAGCTTCACTGCTAGTCGGAACATTTACGGGCGTCAAGTACATTGTTAATCTAACAGACACAATCAACGCTAATCAAGCAGAGATAGAAAAAATTAAAACAGTCGATCTTGTAAATATACAAAGAGACATGGCTGTACTTACAGAAAAAACAAACACAATCCTACAAAAATTAGAACGAGCAGAAGGCACATGGGAAATGGCTGAAAACTTGTATGAGTTGTTAGCTAATCGTGTCAACGATCTGGAATGGGATGTAAAAGATTTAAACAGGGAAATAAATTATTAGGATGAATTATGGAGATAGCCAGGATGAATTATTACTTTACAGGTGTATTAGTTATTTTATTTGTGTTGTTATGTTTCATGCAACCTGCGTATCCTAGAAACGAATATCTTAATGATGGTAATGCTAGATGTGGAGAGTTTGAAACAAGAATAGAAGCAGAAGACAGAGAAACAGATTATACTTATGGTGATTCAGATTATGAATCTGATAACTATAGATTAAGTTTTACATATAGAAAGTATTTAGGCACAGATTGTAAAACGTCAAAAGAAAATGCTCAATTAAAACAACAACTTGAGCTGATGAAGATGTGTAACAAAGTAAATCGAAACTCTAGTCTTGCATTAAATGAAAACTTTGCTTTACTTGTATCTAAATGTAGAGGTGTTATACCAACTAAAGTAGAAGAAGCCAGACCGGCAGAAAAAAATACTTGGAAAGGTATGAAAAAAGATTACCTAAAGGATAATCCAGACGCTAAAACTATGGATAACACAACGTTGAAAATGCCTCCAAAAGACTATATACTGCCTCTACCAAAACCAAAAGTAGATGAGTAAACAACCATTAACAATATCAGAAGAAGCTAAAGTGCAGATGCCTATGAAGACGGTTGCGTCTTTGATAGCACTCGTCGCAATCGGCACTTGGGCTTATTTCGGTATCAATGAGAAGCTCAACCAGCACAGCACAAAATTAGAATTGTTTGAAAAAGATTTACAACACAACACAGAGTTTAGAATTAAATATCCGCGTGGAGAATTAGGTCAGTCGTCGGGAGAGGCGGAGCTCTTCATGTTGGTGGAACATATCGCAGGATTATTAGACGAACTAGAAGTAGAAGTTAAGAGTATGAGAAACAATGCAGTTAACATAGAATTTTTACAAGAGAGAACAAAAAAACTTACAGAAGACGTAGAAAAATTAATTAGAAACGGGAACGGTCATCAATGATAGAGATTATATTTGCATTAATATTAGAATTAAACGGAACAATGATAGAGCACGTGCATAAAGATTCATTAAACGCCTGCCTTAAATCAAAACGCGTAGCTAAAAAAGAAGTAAATCCAGAGCGAGTAGTTTTTAAATGTAAAAAGGTAGAAGCAGAAACAGAGATTTACCAAGGTAGAAAAAGAATTATAAGGATAATAGAATAATGAAAGTACAGGCAGAAATAGTTAATGGTAAGTGTCCAACATGTGATGAACTAACTATGTTAGTTGGTTTAACACCAGAACTTTTTAGATGTATGAATTGTGGTTCTGATCTGCATCAACACGTTAATGGTAAAATAACTTATCTACCTGTTATGACTTCGCGTGATGATGGTGGTGTACCTTTTGTTAAAGAATGGACCACTGAGTAATGGCTCGACAAAGTTTTAAATTTTTTACACCTCGTGACAAACCTAAAAAAAGAGGACCGCGTCAACACAAAAAAAATCTTAATAAATCAGAAAAACGTCAGAAAAAAAGAACAAGATACAAAGGCCAGGGTTGACATAAATCCCAAAACATCCTAGACTCTGGACATGAAAGAAAAGAAACTAACAATAACAAGTAAAGATATAACACAGAAACAATGGTCCAATTTAATTTTAGAATTAAATTTAATTAAAAAATCTTGGGCGCCTTATGCAACATTAAATCTACAGGCACCAGGAGCTAAAAAGATAATTGCACATGGAACACGGAACTTTGACTCGAGGGTTTTACATGATGACGAAGAAGATTGATGACGCCGCAATTATGTGGAACAAAACTAAAGATCCATATTACAAAGATCTTTGGTATAAATTAGTAAAGGAGTTTGCAGATGGAGCTGATTATTTTAAACGACGGACTGTATCAATTAATTCCTGTCACAAAGCAAATGATGGAACATATGTTTTTGTCGGCACCAGTCGATTGCATGGACCTGTGCGAGATACTAAGACTAAAATTAACAGGTTACGTTGATACATTAAACTTACACATCATGAAAGATGGTAGTGCGTTTATTGGTTGTATGTGTAGATAGACCTATCCTAAAGAGGGAAAAAATAAGGATAGGTTATTGTGGTGAGATAATTTGCCATACCACATTTTTGCCTTAATTTCAAACAGTATTATCTTGAGTGCAATAAAACTTAACAAAAATATTGTGTTTGTTAATTTCTTCTCTACCTATCTCCTTCATTTTTTTCATAGATTCCTTGTAGCCAAACATCAAGCAATCGTATTGACTGTTAAATGTCTCAGGCCATTCATAAGGCGGTAGACAAGTTTGTTGTACCTGTGAACATATTACTAATGCTAAAATAAATTTCATACTTGACAATACTCCCGTTGATCCTATATATTGCTCATAATTAAATGAAAGGAAGTCATAATGACTGATATAACTAAATATAGAAACGTTTCATTAACACATGAAACATACAAGACATTGATAAGTTTGTCGAAGGTATTATTGCCC